AAAGGCGATTATGAAGGCGCACAGGTACTACTGTATGATTCTGCTTGTGATCTGTCGATAAAATACCAGACAGGTACCGGCATTGTAATATACTATCAGGGTTCATTCCTGCAGATTGCACCTGACAATACAATAACGTTGCATTACGGATTAGGTGCGACCGGTACGCAGATACAGCTGTCAGAAGGACGCGTCGACATTCAAGGTTCATCTGAAATAAACCTGACGACAAAAGGCAGCATCAACCTCGAAGCGGATAACGTCGTCGTTAATGCGAAAACGGCGATACAGATGAAAGGAAATGCCGCAGGAGAAGCGGCAGTGAACGGAATGAAACTCATGACCGCGTTGACGATGCTCGCACAGGCAGTCGACATGAAAGTGCCGCAAACAGGAGGAACGACGGCCGCATACCTGAATTCGCTTAAAGAAGGAATACTGAATCAGCAGATACAGTATATAAAATAAAATTTAACATCATTATGCGGGATTACAAATGGCACAGCATCACTGAACTTCCTGATCATGACGGATGGATTTGGGTTACTTCCGGCGTCAGGAACATCGGATTCAAGATCCGTTCTTATTACTATAAGAAAGAAGGCGAACATAAACACGGATTCGAGCAGCTAAGAAATGTGAAAATAGATATTAATGACGCACGATACTGGATGTGGGCAATCCCGATAAATGAAGACGAAGAGATAAAAACTAATTGAAATATAAGATGATTGAATTCGATGAACCTAAAAAATTCAAATGGAACATTCTTTATGAAGTTCCGAATAAAGAAACGCAAATCGCCGACATTATCGCATAGGGTTAGTATTATGATTTCATTCCTGAAAAAGGAGAAATGGTAATCATAGACGATATCGTATATACGGTTACCAATAAGATATACGACTTCGACAAACTAAACATAGCAGTCGGATTATTGAAAATAAAAGAGGGTACAAATTAAAGTATCCTCTTTTTATCTATTTTTATCTATATAGCCAATTGTTCAATATAGGAAATAATCACGCAAATAATCAAAAGTCATATCATCCTCTACATTAGACAGTGGTAAGAAATAACTGATTTCATGAACATACGGCTCTCCAGGTATATTGACGTCGTTAACAAGTATTTTAAAATAATCCCAATAATTATCATCATTTACGTTTGAAACAAAAATGCCGCCGTTTTTATATTCTGCAGTCACTCCAAGATGTGATACCGCACCATTAAGTTCTTTGGCAAATTTACGCATTTCGTCATGAATATGGTTTTCCGCTTTTTCAGGATTGTCGCCAGGTTCATATTCAAGTTCATCCAAATCAAAGATTGATGTCCCATACATAGTATGTGCAAATACATCGTCATCAATATAAAAATCAGTATCATCAACATGTACGTCAAAATCGAAAAGCTATTCGACATTTTCATTCAATGCTTTCTTAACTTCACGAGAAACACTTCTCATGATAGATTCATATAGCTGTTTTTTATTCATTTTTCACATCATATATTTTTTATTAAGAGAAAAATTCGATGAACACATCCGGATTCTCAATAAAGTTAGAAGTCATGATGTAAAGGCTTACTTTACCTGTTGATTTAGATTCATGCAACAGACAGTAATAATCATGCGACTCATCAAGATATATTTTAGAACCAGATGAAATATCGACAAATGACTGTATATAGTTATACAGGTAACGATCCGGATTAATCTCGATGCACATGCAAGTCTGCTTCATGTTCTTAGCAAGCTCGTCCGGACGGATACCGAGTTTCGATTTAAGAAGATCAGTAAAATACTGTGCAGCCTTTTCAGATGATACGATAACATTGTCATCTGGATATTCATACAATACCTCTTTATGACGTTCTTCGTCATAGATCATGAACTTGAATTTATATACCTCGTCCATTTCGAACAACTTATTGAAAACATTAAACATATTGATCATGCTATTGGTAAATCCGACCATATCGAATCTAGGAACATTGGAATCACACCATGCAGAGAAGCTTTCATGCAGCTGTCCGGCTATATTGTTTTTAATGTACTCTTTCATTTTTTTAAAATATCTTTTTATTATTTATCTTATTTGTTTTGCAAACTTTTATTCATGATATGCGCATAGTCTGCATCTTTGCTCGTACCGTACAGACAGAATGAAACATACAAAGAAGGCATATATTCCATAGGAATCCTGTTTGCGTCAGTTCCGTTTTTAAACATGCCCGATATGTCGACTCGCAATTCCGCTTGAGAAGACGTATACCATTTAATGTCCCATGACGATAAATCGTGCTTATACATACCGTTCTGAAACATTGACTGGAAATTATGGCATTTTCCTATCTTATCTTTCCATGCATCGAGAGGCTGGTTAAAAAGAGAGTTTTCGAACATCTGCTGCATAGTATATACAGAACTGACATCCCACCGTGAAAGATCCCCATTGAATACTGAATTCTGGAATGCATATTTCATATTGGTAACTGAAGAAACATCCCATTTAGAAATATCACCGTTAAAATATTCAGTTCCCTGACACAACTGTTCAAGAGTTAACAAACCTGAAGTATTAATCCAATTAAGGTCTGCAGTTGGAAAATGCTCATCACAGAACATTATAAGTTTACGTAGCCAGAACAGAGATTCTTTAGCTTTGTTATCGAATATATCCATCAAATCGAATATACATACGTCAGGTTTATGTTCATACAAAAACATTGCCTTCTTGAATGCTTGTTTCTGCTTTGATATAGAATGACTGTTATCATTGATCATATTGATATAATTCAGGAAATCATTTTTGATAATGTTGTCATCCATCTTATTGTTTACATCTGGATGATCGAATTCGACATCCTTATCCGGAATATCAGTAGATAAGACTTCATGCAGTCCTTTGGAAATCGATTTGATTATTTTATCAGCATATTGATTCATATTTTCAAAAATACATTTATAGTATATTTATCTTAAATAAAAAAGCATGAACTTTTCGGGAGTTCATGCTCAGTGTTTCATATATTTTCCGGAGGATAAATTCAATATTTTATGATAATTTCCGGAGGACTAACCAATATTTCCGGAGGACTAACCAATATTTCCGGAGGACTAACCAATATTTCCGGAGGACTAACCAATATTTTCGGAGGACTTTTCCACTTTCTGGAATGAAATCTGATTTTCAATCAGTTATGTTTTCTCCAGTACAACTTAAAGATCTTAAATTAATAAAGGATACTATTCAATTTTTTTTATGCCTTTCGACATAAATTGTACACAGTTTTTTGCAAAAAGTCTAAGTGCTGATAATCAGATAGTTACATAACTAATTGATATATAATAATTTAATATTTTTTAATTACCATTTTTTGACTTATTATTTCATCTTTTTTACCATTAAAAACTGCCGATTTCCGGACGCTACGCAAATAAACAAATCTGTATTTTTATCGTATAATTATATGTGAAAAAATATACTTTTTAAATTAAATGAAAATCGATATCACATATGACAAAGAATACATGGTGTGCTCATCTGATTACCCGTACGAGCTTCAGCTGCTCAAGCGGGCGATGACCAGAGAAATATCGAATGCATGGATGCTTAAGAAGACAAGACCTTATTTGAATACTGAACGATGCTTTATCAATGAATACGGAATGGTACCGATAGGATTATGGCTGTTTACCTTATAGTTTTGTAAGGAATGCAACATAGTATGCGATATGACTCCTGGATTTATTGCATATGTCAATCAGTTTCAATTGGAATACGAATAGTTTGAGCAATATGTCAACCATATGTTTGAAGGAGCACTTGCACCTGTAAAAGATGATGACGGAAATCCGACAGGCGAATTCAAACCTTTTAAACCGAGAGGATATCAGACGAAGGCTGCATATGCATTATTGAAATACCGTAAATCATGCGGTGAGATCTCTACATCTGCAGGTAAGACGCTTATATCTTTCATAGTATTCAAATATCTGGTTGATACTGCAGGTTCCAATAAAGTATTGTATATCGTGCCGTCAGTGGATCTTGCAACATAGTCTGCAGAGAAATACGAAGAATATGAATCGTATCTTCAGAATCACGGCGCTAAATGGGAAATCGGCATTTTGAAATCCGGCCTTAAGAAAGCAGAAAAGATAAAAGTCGAATCATGCAACATCCTTTTCGGTACATATCAGTCATTGAAGAATCGCGAACAAGAATTCTTTAATCCTTTTGCCGGATGTATAGTAGACGAGTGCCATCATAGTTCAGCCCCGTCAGTTAAGGCGGTACTTACAAGATGCGTGAATTCCCGCTGTACTATAGGTATTACTGGTACATTCCCTAAAAAAGATACGATAGATTACCTGACATTGCAGTCATATATAGGACCGGTCGTTTATACGTTGACTGCTGATGAACTTATCAATAAAGAGAAAGCAGCGACTCCTATCTATATAGTATTCCAGATTGTAGACTGGATGACTCTTGACGAGAAACGTCAGCTGTATTATAACAGGATGCAGAAAGTTTCCAATCCTGATGACATGACGCTTGGTACCAAACTTTTGAAACAGGAATCTGATTTTATCAATAATTCATATGTACGATTGAAGTTTATCGGTGATATGGCTATAAAAATGGCTAAGAATACTCTGATATTGTTCGGGGATGTCAAAGGTGAATACGGAAAGAAACTGATGGATTATATCAAAGATAATTCTGATAAAAACGTTTATTATATTGATGGAAGTACACCGACGGAAAACCGTGATTATTACAAACAGATGATGGCGAATGATACTGACGGAAAGACCGTGATATGTGGTTCCATATATACGATGGGTGAAGGTATCGACGTTCCTAATATCGAATCGATATTCCTGGTGAATTCTGCAAAATCCGAGCGTATTGTCCGTCAGATTGTCGGTCGCGGATTGCGTAATAATGACGGAAAGGAAAAATGCATACTGTATGATTTCGTCGATGACGGAAGGTATTCTGAAGATCCTAAGAAACGGCAATATAATAATTATATGTGGAATCATTATACGGTTCGTAAGAATATCTACAAAGAGCAGAATTTCCCTGTATATGAGCAACGGTATAAATTCCAGTGATATTTGAAAAAACGGTATGCAATTATGTATATCGTTTTTACTTTTAAGATAAATATAAAAAATAAAAAAGATGTTTATAAATGGATTTATCTTCTCGAATATTGTCTGGTATTAACGCAGGCGTCAGCAAAGCGTTGAATGAGATGGCTATCCGTACCGGAATTCTGGAATAGGATGTCATAGGTATTGACGGAAAGTACTATTATGATGTATATAAAGACGGAAAGGTAAATCTGATGGATTTTGATGGTAATTACATGTTTGACGAATGGTACGACGACATCATAATATCAGATGACTATATTACTTTGTTTGCAAACGGAAAAATTATAAACATAGATAAATAATAAAAAAGTTTTTTCAAAATAAAATGAGAGGATTTAATTTTAACATGGCAATCAATGAAGCACGAGATTTCAGCAAAATGACTGTCACTAAAGAAGAATGGAATTCTATTTCATCCATATATTCAAAAAGCGATGATGATGCTGTAAGTGCAAAGCCTAGAAAGACTTTGATGGTTGACGAACTTGTTAACCGGTATGCTGCTGCATTGGTATTGAAAGGTAAGCCAGAACCTAAGACTCGCGCTGATATTGAAGAGATCGGAAGCTTTAAACTTTATGCATATCGTGCATTGGAACTTGGCGCAACGATGGAAGATATCATACATGCGTACAGAATAAATGCAGGATTGGAGCAGAAAGTGGTTCGTACTGAAAAAGGTGCCATTATAGATGCAGACGGTGAAATTGCAGCTAACGTTGCAAAACGTATGGAACATGATGATTCTGGTGAGTTGTATAAAAATACGTTTACTTCCAGTGATAAGCAAATAGAAATCAAGCATTACGATGATGACGATGACGACGAATATGCAAAAATAGAAAATGACATCATATCAAAGGGAATGCAGGGTATAAACCAGACAGATGAAATTGATGAAGAAGACGTCAAGAAATGGTTAGACAGCTGCAAAATGGAAGGAACTAATGAAATCGAATGCAAACTTCATAGATCTGATTACGGAAGTGACGAAGAATTCATTCAGGCATTCAATGATTACCTGAATAATTACAGTGAAAAAATGGTTCCGTCTTATCCTAATTACGACGGTAAAGTCGGTTATGCAACGGAAAAATATCTG